GCTATTATTCTAACATCAAATCTAGCAGATGCATAATCTTTATATTTTCCTATTGCTTTTCCATAATCATTATAAAGACTAACATTAATTCGTACTTCTTTTTCTTCTTGAGCGTTTCCAGCATTTGGTTGAACTATTCTAAATACTTTTTCAATATTATAATGTTTTTGCGCCATCATTTGAAAGACTTTACCCACATGCTCTAATGAAGGTTCTACAATACTATTCATCCAAGCTTTTAATCTCCTTGTTCCAAACTCATCATTTGCAAGTAATCCTCTATATGTTTCAGCTTGGTCTTGAGAAAATCCCATCATTGAAGAAGGAACTCCACTTATATATTCTGCATCTGATTTACCTTGTTGCACAACTGTAAAAAATGCATTATTAATAGGAGCTGGTTGAATTGGAGTAGGAGGTTTAAAACCCGGTCTGTATTTTAACAACGCTCCGGGAGAAGAAGAGTATTTTTCCCATTCATCTTCAGGTACAGAACCCTCTTCATACATCCATCTAAGATTAGAAGACAAATTTGCATTATGTAGCATTATTTGATGTGCTTTATTTATTTCTTGTTGTTTACCTATTAATGGAGTAACTGCACTTAATGGAAAAGGACTTCCTGTATACATATAAGGAATAGGAATTATTGGATATTCACTAATAGGTATTATTTGCTCAAATAAAAAAGTATCATCACCTGCACTACAAATTTTAACAATTCTATTTTCATAAAATTCTATAGAATCTATAATATTTTTATTTGCTTCTTCACTATTTTTTAAAACATTATAATCAGCATTGCTCATTACTTGTTGTTTTATAATAGTAGCTTGTTCCTGAGCTTCCGACATTAATTCCATTTCTTTTTCTTTTATAGCTTGAGCAGCCATTTTTTGAGAATTTTCTATCATTAATTTTGCTCTTTCAGGAATAACTTCACCCTCTTTTATTTGTTGTTCAATTTGCATTTGTTTTTCAATTAATTGAACTTCTATTTCTTGTTGAAAAGATTGTAAAGCTTCTTGTATTCCATCTTGAAGTAATTCTAATTGAGCGGGAGAAGGTTGAACTCTTATATAAACATTGTAATATTTAAATTTTTTCTTAGAGTATGTTTCATAATATGCAACTATATCGTCATCTTCCGATTCTGTATTTATACCAAATGTAATATCTTCTCTTTGAATACTGTCTGTAAAACTTGCATCTCTTTGAGAATAGGATACTACATCTGTACCTCTAGTTACTTTTTTTATTTTTGTTTCATATTCTGGGAATAAATTAATAAGTCTAGATCTAGATATATTTTTTCTTATTTGAATAAAGTTTGCATCTCTATATAAAAAATCTTGACTAGAAGGGTCTACATATACATCATAGGGATTTATTCTATTAAATCTTACTTCTCCCATTCCTCTATCTGCATCTTTGTCAATATCTATTAAAAAGTAACCTACACCTTTAGTTAAAGAATCTAAGGCTATTTGACTATAAAGAGATTTACCATTAGATAAATACCAACAATAATCTGCTATATCAGAATGGACTTGAGCAACGTCTACGTCATCACCAGTTGCCCCTACAGCTTTCCACTTAGGACTATTTGCAGTAACAAAGTATTTCATTATTTCTATAATAGGAGTTATTCTATTAATAGTAAATGTAGGCATACCAGATTCTTCTAGCATTGTCATTTCTTCTTTAGTCAATTGTTCATTAAGATAAAAATCATATCCTTTTTGACTAGTGGTTTGCCATCTTTGTCTATGAGAGTTATTTGCTTTATCCCATATTTGTTTATTTACTTGTGCTTTATTTTTTTTAGTTACTCTTGCCATTGTTAATCCCTTATCTCTACATGAACTAAGTCATCAAATTTGTTATCATTTATATCTCCATCGGAATCCCAATCGCCACCCCAACGAATTTTTAATCCCATAGATTGACCAATACCTCTTAACATTCCACCCATATAGTGAAACATTTCTCTGTCTTCCCAATTTATCGGGTAAGGAGCGAGATCAACAGCTTTTCCTGTTATGTGTTTGGAATACTTTGTTTTAGTTTTCCCTTGTGCTAATAATTGCTCTTGCCGCTCCTTACTCCGCACACCTTCTATAATGGTTACATCCATTATTTTAATTAATTCATTAAGAACTTTTACTAAATTAGAATCTACACCCTTTAATCTTTCTTTGCTTTTTTTTCCAAATCTATACATAATTATCTACTATATGGAAATTTTTGTGTTTTAACATCTCTACGTTTTTCCGTTCCTTTACTAGAGTATTTTTTTCCTTCTTTAGATTTTTTAAAACGAATAGTTGATAATGCTTTTGCCCCAGCTTTTCCATATTTTTTTGTATCTTTTTTTATTTGATTTTGTTCTTTCTCATATGTATTTTCTATTTTATCAATATTTTTTCCATGTTGTTCGTTTTTTGCTTTTGCTTCTTTATATTGTCTTTTTGCGTTTGCAATGCATTTAGATTTGCTTTCACCTTTAAAAGAACTGCATTTTTTATTAATTGATTTTTTTTGATTTTTACTTAAAGTCATTTTAACTCCCTATGATATTAACCAACTTTTTGCTTTTCTTTTTGGTTTAAACCAACCTTTCTTTTTTTTATCTTTTTTCATGTTTGGTGGAAAAGCATGAATTTGTGCGTAATAAAGGCTCTCAATTGTGTCATCATGAGCCATCTTAGGGCCGAAAGTAAGGATTTCGTTGATTAAATCAAACATATTTTTCTTTAAATATACAGTTCCTGTACTAAAACGTGCAGAAAGACCAGAATAAATTCTATTTCGTTTTTGAGTTCCTCCCGGTTTTTCAGGAATAACAGATATACTAAATTTATTTAATCTTCTTCTTTCATCGTTTAATGCTTGGAATATACTTCTATTCATAGCAACATCTTCTACAGTTGAAGAACTACAATTATACTTTTCATGTAATTCTAATATTAAATCTACTACACCTTTCTTGCCTAATATTTCCCCTGTGTCTGGATTTTTAGATCCAATAGTAGGAATACTTCTATGTCTTGCATATTCTAAAGTATATAAGTTATTATTCCCATCAATTGCAATAACAGTTATTACACTATAGTCAGAATGTTTTGTATCAATATCTGTAGCAGGATCGCAACCTATAAATGTATTAACTGGAATTTCTTCATTGTCTTTTATTAAAAAATTAACACCATCTTCATGTTTAAAGTATCCTTCCCAATATCGTATATGCTCTCTTCTCCATATAGCATCTTCTTTTGATTGAACTTCCATCATGTACTCTTGATAGAATTTTTGAGGTTGTCCAGAATCTGCATAGAATTTTTTCTTTTCTTCTATCTTTGATAATGGAAACCACCCTTCCCATAATGGAGTAGTTTCGTCTAATAAAGCTTTATATGTAATTACTTTCCAAGCAAAAGATTTATTTTCTTTTTTTGCTTTAGCGTGTTTATTTATTAAATGATTTATAAAAGAATCATAATGGACTGGAGTACCATTAACTCTCAGTCTTCCTGTATGTGGTTCAATAGCAGGATAAACAACTGCAGTAACTAAGTTTGCATTTTTATCTCTAGCTTCTTTTGTTATTGTATTGTTTTCATGTTCAAAATCATCAAGAACAATAAGGTCGTATCTTTTATGTAACTTTGCTCCACCACGAATACCTGCTACATTAGATTTACTTATAAGCTTACATCCGTTTACTAATTCTATATCTTCTTCCGTCCATTTTTTTCCTTTCATTGGCCCGAAATAATATCGTATAGAATCATTATTTTCTAAGTGGTATTTAATATAATCCATGTTACCTACACTTAATTTTTGCGTAGCGGATACCCAAGCATAAAATAAAAAGTTTTCTTTACTTGCAAATACAAAGTCTTTTATAATAGATGCTTTTGTAAGAACTGTTTTACCATGACCTCTTGGAACTATGATTGCAGTTTGTTTTACTTCTTTATCGTCTATTGCATCAGATATTTCATAATGAAAAAATGGAGTTTCAGACCTCATAAAATCGTCTGGTAAAAACAATTTACCAAAAGAGATAAGGTCTTTATACGCTAATTGTAATGCTTCTTCAGCTTTGTTTATGTTCTGACTGTTGATATTTGCCATCTAGGTGGTCTTTAAATTGATCTTCTAGTTTTTCCATTTCTATAAAATCATTAAATAATGTTTCAGTAACTCTAAGTCTTTCTGTAACAAAACTTAATTGTTGATATATACTTTGTATAGATCTTCTTAGATCGTGTTTAGTAATTGTATTTTTTTTCTTCATGCCTGCTCCTTTATTTTTTCAGGAATTTCTAACATTCTTATAATTTTTTGCATTCGTTTAATATTATAATATGTAGTAGAAGTCATATTGTACAATATAAAATCTTGAGAAATCATCTTATCTAATTTTTTTAAATAAATAATAGCTTCATCTAGCTCTAATTCGTTGGGTACATCGTCTATAGGTTTTTTTAATTCTCCCAACACTCGACTCCTTTCTCTGAAAACTCCATAGTAACCCATCCAGTTCTTGCTAAAGGATAAAAAGAGTATCTAGCATAATCAGCATATTTAAGAAATGACCCACCTCTTATGTACCATTTTTTTCTTTCTTCTTCTTGATCATCTTTACTCACAACAAAACTATGCATAGGTTTTACATATAATTGATGATTGTGTCCTAAGAAAAATACATCTCCTTCACTATACACTGAAGCCATTTTATCTAATTCCATATCTCCATTTTTAC